GTGACAACAGTGAGTTCAATAATTTAAGTAGGAAAGAAATTTCTGAAATAGCAAAACCATATCTTAAATTATTCTACAGTTCTGCTCCTACCGATAAAATTAAAAAAATACATAAGGCTCTGGCCCATCGTTCCGATGTTTATTTGGAAAAGGCTCTTGGAGGTTTCTCAAAAATTAAGGCTGGGCTGTTGACGCGTAAGGAGGAAAAAGCCTTCTTACAAGAAACTGTTAATTTTTTAGGTGAAAATAATGGTACTGAAGCACCTTGGGAAGAAAAAGGTTTGGAATCTATGTTGTTAAGATACTACCCAATAGATTATTATCATTATAAAAATCGGACTAAATTATTGACCGAAATCAAAGCAATAGCTATAACTTTATTTAATTACCATAAAAATAAGGTCGATGTGAGTTCGGAAACTGTCAGGAAATTAGCAAAGCAAATGCAAAAAATTAAATCAATAAAAGATTGGGGCTTTACTGAAAAGGCTCAAGGATACATTGATGATATTTGGACTCATTTAAAGGCACTTGAAGCTAAAGCAGAGAATCGAGTAGATGTTTATGGTGCTTTTCGCGGACAGAAGAGTAAATAGATGAAAGGCATATCTGGAAGGTTTTTGACTCCTGAAGGCATGGCCGAAGGGCTTCCAGTGCCACATAGGGAGATAAGAGAACGAGCAGCGAGAGAAGGAATCTTTTTTAATGATCAAATAGAATACTTAAGTAAAGAACATGCTGCATTTATTGAAAGTGTATATGCCAGGTCCAATCCAGAAGCAATCAGGGAATTATCTGAAGATTTAATGCCTAAATGGTGGGAAAGTGATCCAGAAACTCACAATAAGACAATTTTTGAGATGCAAACAAGTGATAGTAATGTATTGAAGATGGCTGCCTTCATGCACCTTGCATCAGACAAACTTACAGAAAGGGCAAAAGTAAGTCTATATAATGCCTTGGCAGGAAAAAGTCCAAAAAGAACAAGGATACAACGGGCTAAAGAAAATTTTTATAATGACTGGAACGGTTTGGGTTATTTCCGTGCTTGGAATGAGTCCGTAAATGCAACTTTTTCACATCTAGTTTCAGATATAGAACAAAATCCTGACCAATATAATGTTGATATTACAGAAGAGGATTGGGCAGAAAAGGCAGCCCAAAAAATCTTCAATGGAAAGGTCTCGTTTGCTGAAGTGGAAAATGGTTTTAAAATAATGTTTAATAAGTCCAAAGCCAAAAACGCGCAAGTCACAAAAGACTTACTGTCTGAATCGGTCAGGCATTGGTCTATAAGGACTTCTGCAGATATAGCAAAGAATCCTGATGATTACGCATTAGATATTAATAATAAGATTTATGAATTATCTGATCCTTATTTGCCTACCCATATTCGCAATCTAATTTTTAAAGAGATAGCTTCAA